CAGATAAAAAAAGCCCGGTTTTTTACGCCGAGCTTTTTGAGAGGTTTCGTCTGGATTATCCAGTAATTACTGTACCTAGTGTACGTGTTAATTGTGCGCCAATACCTGAACCTACTGGTGTTTGTAGTGCGTTATCGTAACGGATTGTTAATCCTATTGTTACTGGATCATTGGTGTTATAATCAACATTATTATAATCAGTTGTGCTTAAATAGCAACCATATAGTTCCCAAGTTTCAAGAATGTTAGGAGTATTTGTACCATTACCACCGTCGAGGATTTCGAGAACTGTGGTAAATTTATAGTCAATACCTGAACTTGCTGATGATTGTTCAAAGAAGTCATATTGTTTCTGCATTTGTTCACCAACACGTTTAGCAACTTCACCACCCGAATCATCACGTAGATTGCAAGTAACTTCTTGCCATTCTGGTTTACCAGCTAGATAAACTTTACTGTTGTAAATAGGAATTTCAATTGGTTGAAAACTTACGCTTGGACGCTTGAAATCCATTACTTGTTTAGTTAACTCTGTGCTGGGTTGTGTAACACCAAAATTTAAAAAAGTTACGCGAAAGCGGAACTTTAATTTTGGCATTAACAAACCTTGTGAGCTAGCACTTTGGTTTGTACTTAGGGGTACTGTAAAATTTGTTAATGATGATGTTGCCATCTTATTTTTCCTTTTAATACTATAATAGTATTTATTTGTTTTTACCTAACTTTGGAGGAGGGTCTCTCCTCCATTAAGTAGGTATATTACTGTATAGTTAAAGCTGCTCCAGTATTTTGTAAACGCACTGGAATATAAATAAATTCTATCGCTTTGACTGGTTGTATAGCGATATCAATATATAATTCATTATTATCAATGCGGATTGGTGTATTATTTGTCGTATCACAAACTACCAAATAGTCATAGATTGCACGTTTAGCTACAAGATCATTGAATACAGAATCAAATGCTGATTTAACCTGACTACGTGTTATCGTGTCATTTGGTTCGAAAATAAATGGGCTTGCTACTTTAGCTAGAACTGTTCTTAAGTAAACAATTAGTCTTGCTACGTTAATACGATCCATCGCACTTGCCTGTGCTGCTCTTGTTTTTTGACCATAGGCCACTAAGCCAACACCAGGTAGAATTGTTATCGGATTTACTCTGTCACGATACAATACATCACGTAAGCCAGCGGTAACACCAATTGACTTGAATGTGTTGTTATCACTGGTATCAATATAACCAATGGCTGTAACATTATCTATTAGACCACGACGTACACCAGCTGGTGCAAACCATGGATAGCTCACTGCATCTGAACGGATGATCGTTCTTAACATCATATGACTTGGAGGAACTACAACACTTTCACCATCTAAGTTAGTAGCTAGACCGCTTGGATAGTAAACACCTAGGTATTCACTGTTACTTACCAGGCCTTCTTCGCCATTGTCTACTGCTAGGTTAGTGTTATTAGCCCAAGCATTGAGTGTCGTTGAATCACTTGGTAAATCTATTGGACTATCACCAATGATAAATGCAGTGTTAGTGCGATCATTGTTTAAGGTGATCATGTCTTGGATTAGTTCTGGGTATCCTGGGCAGCAAATCAAGTTAAACTGTGTCTGTTCTTCACGTAGTGCTGTGCTAGAAGCAATAGCTGATTTAAGTGCCTCAACAACTGTTGAACGTTGTGCTTTAGAACCAAAGTATGGAACTGCTGTTGTAGGATCAACACCGCTTTGTGTGAACCATGTTGCAGTTTCTGTACCAGTAACTGTTGCTAGTTGAGCACTTGTAAAACCTTCGCTTTCAAAGCGTTTAACATTGTAGCCTGAACGACGAGTGTTAAACAATAGTGTACCACGAGCATATAGTTGATATGCTGGACAATCTGGATCTTTATAATTGCTAGTGATCAAACTAGAAATAGTTGGTAAGCTACCTGTAATAACATCAACGTTGCCTGTAGCTGACCAACGTGCATCTGCGAATACGATACCGTCGGCACTGACGTCATCTGCATTATCGATAAGAACCCAATTATTTACTGCACCACCACCACCATTAGTTGTTGTGTAACGATAGATAACAGGATAATTAGCAAGATCAGCGTCACTTGTGCTAATCCATAAATCACCAGCTACTAATTGGCTTGTACCATCACTTTGTGTAAGTGGTTGGCTAGCTGAAAAAATTGGACCATTTGGATCTGTTGCTGTTAAGTCAGCACCACGTGCATCATTGGCTACGTTACGATAACCTTTCCAACCTGCTCCGTCATTAATCATGATGTCAGCTACTAATGGGTCGCTGTAATACCATAATGTGCCATCACGTGGATCACTGTAAGGTGCTGTTGCTGAATATGTATAAGTTAATGGTGTCCATGGACTAGCTAAGTATGAAAGACTTGCTACTAGTTCTTGAACATGTGTAGCATCATTTAAACCAGCTGTGTCCATTGGAGTACCGACTAGTTGAAACCATGCAATAGTGCCACCTGCTAGATGACTAACAAAAACTTGTCCATCTGCATTAATACCTGCTGTAATATTTGGTAAGTTTGCTGCTAGAATAGCACTTACTAACGCCGTTGCTGGTTGTGTAGTACCACTACCTCCAAGTGTCACTGTTGCTGTGCTTAATGTTGAACTACCAGGCTCGCTAACTGACATAGTAAAGCTATCGTTAGCACTATATGTCAATGCCGCGCCACCTGCCACTGTGCCTTTGATTGTTAAAATACCTTGAACATTTTTAATATAAGGTTTGAAAGTTGCTGTGCCGTCTTTGAAATATGCATCATATTGTACATATAGTGCACCTGCATCAAGGCTTGCACCGCCCCCTACTGGATCTAGTCCGTAGATCGCAGCACTGTCATTTAAATATAGTGGAGCACTTAATAGTGTGAAACTGTCTAATACAGCACTGTATTCTTTGATCGCCCAGCTAGCACCGTTACCAGTGGCTGTTGTTTTAAACCATACAGAACCATCTGGACGTGGAGTTACATCACTGGTTCTCCAAGCTGGGGGTGCTGTATAACCAGCAAATTCAACAGTTGGACCATTGTATGAGAAAGTATTACCACCATCACTAATACTGCCTAATGGTGATTGTAAGAGTCCTAAATTAGCTGAACAGTCAACATTTGAACCAAGTAATACTGAACCTTTAGTAATTGTTAGTTCTCCTGATATACTTGTAGCTGTGTCAATAGTACCACGTAGATTACCAGCTGCATTACTGTAAAGGATTGTGCTACTGTCAACAAAAATTTCTAATTGTGTACTTGAATTTACTCTAGCTGTAACCCCTCGAATAGAGGCTCCATTAATTGCTATATTTGCCGCATCAGCTGTAGTACCACCAACTGTCACAAGATTACCGTTAATAAACAATTTACTACCGTTTGTTACTGTTGGACTTGCTACATTACCTGTAATTGTTGGGACTACTGCCATCCAACTGTCACTACCTACTAAAGTCCATGCATTTTTATAACCTTTGTAGTAAATTGGATTATATGAACTTGTAGAAACTACAGCGTAATCACCAATGCTACCATAACTTGCTAATGGTACACCATTGCTTAAATAACTCGTTGATGTAATTGTAGACGGAGGTGTAAGTGTAAATCCATCTTCTTGGGTCCACTCATAGATACCATAATTTGTAGTGCTAAGATCTAACCAGTAAGTACCATCAGCTGCACGACCAGTTGGCTGTGTGCCTGAACCTTCTAGCTGTGCTAGGTCGACGTTTGCACGTTGAACATACATTGTATTTGTTACACCTAATGCGCTATATGCAGCTAATAGGCCGTATTCGTTACGTTCATCGGCGTTTATTGGATTATCGTTTGCATCTACAGCAAAGAAGGGTGTGCCAAAATAATTTACTAGATCACGTTGGCTGGTCACTGTGATGATCTTTTCGGCATTGGCTATGGTTGTGCCATCTGCAAGTGTATCACCTGGAGATAATTTGTCTTGTGCTGTTGCAAGTATAACCAAGGGTATTGAACCAGCTTGGGTTGGTGCGTATTGGCTTTGATCGATGATCGTTACCTGAACGCCTGGGGAAACTAATGATACCATAATATGAGATCCTCTAAATAGGTTACTTTAAACTATT